AGAAAGATATAACCAATAGTTGTAGGTTTAAATCTTCTTTCATCACTAGGATATCCTTTAAAAATAGTATTAACTAATGGTTGCCATTGACTTTCCCAAACATGACCATTATCCATTTCCATTAGCTTATTGTATATTTTAATACAATCTTCAGCATCTTCTTTATACTCTGTTTTAAGCTGCTTTTGCAGTCTATCATACAATTTACCCATGATTATATTTATTAATTGGTTTCAAATAAAGAAGAGAAATGCACTGGACAGTCATCAAGCCAAGCTTACTATGCTGTATCTTTCATGCATCTCTCTAATTTCCATCCCTATTCAATTGTAATATGTCATCAATATCCAGGCTAGGCCCTCAGATATCTACCCTCTACTATTACAATTGGTTATCTTTGGAATAACAATGATAGGTTAAAATCATCATGTATCTATAGGAACAACCTATTCCTATAGATATGTAGACAGTAGATCATTTAAATTCTTCAACAGAGTTAATAACTTTAATTCCTGCTAATTGTCCTGAAATAAAACCAAGACAATAGGCTTTACAAGCATCCTTACTATTAATACCTACAGCTTCTAAAAGAAGATGATAATCATTATCACTATCTATTTGATGTTTAATTATAACCAATCTCTTCTGTGATATAATGAGATAAACAAACCAGATTTCCATATATAAATCTCCTATTAATTAATCAAGAGTACCATATCTAAATGCGTTCTCTTCTTCTTCATCATAATCATCATCTTCCTCTTCAGGAGGAAAGATTTTATCCCAACATACATCACAATAACCAGAAAGAAACAATTCTCTCTGACTAGCTGTATATACAGGATCAGGTAATATATCCTGAATAAACTCTCTGCCAAGCTCTATAGCTAAAGCTTGTTCTACTGTCATCTCTATCTCATGGACAGTATTACAGATACGACAACTAACTTTCTTAATCATAGCAAATGAATTTAAAAGGTTTATATAAATGTTATTCTTATATCCACAGTAATACAACAAATCATCACATATCTATAGGAATAAATAAAGGCTGTCCATACATCATGAGCTCGACATGATTATACATGTTCATCTCACAATATGACATTTATAGCACCTTTAGCTATTAAAGAACTTGAATCTCCCTAATATCATAAAGAATATAATCAACAGAATTTCTGCCATTATGTCCTTCATAAATAATAACATGATTAGACTTTAATAAGTCTATATCAGTCTTTATTTGTTCAGAAGTATAACAGTCAGGATTTCTAAGTAAATGCTCTTCATGCATCTTAACAGCATTAGCTATTGATACAGATACAGCTTTATTAGCTTTATCAATAGAAGAATAATAAGCAATGATTTGCTCTTCAACCCAGTTTTCCCAACCATCACCATCAGACATCTGATAGTTCTTATAAACACAATATACTTTCATAGCTCAGATATAAATAGTTTATACTCTTTCAATAGATGATGAACTCGTGTATCCTGTATCTTAAGACAAGGATTACATTTATTCAGAAACTTACCAGCTGATCCAACAGTGGTAATACCAAGGCCCTTCATAATGAAACAGAATCTAACAGAGAATCTCTCATTATTAATCTTCAAATGACTATGCATGATAAATGATTTAAAATGTAAAAGGTGATGATATTACTTCTCTAGTAGAAGAGAATAGAAGAGAGAATAACTATTGCTTAATGCTATTAGTTCCAACATGACATCGTTTTGATATCATTTGAATATTTTATTAGTATGACTATGAGTACAACACAGCTATATTTTCACCAATTTTATTCAATTCTTTTATATATCTTTGTTTAATCAATGCATCATTAGATACTCATAGATAAAGCAAAATATGAAAAAGAAGGAACAAACATACATAGTGATCAATAATAAGATCAATAATGTTGTAATTATAGCTACTAGCAAGACTCAAACAGGTAGAATTGTAGGACTAAGCTATGATACTATTAAACGTCACTTAGAAAATTCATTAGTATATGACACAACTGAGTTCACAATATGGACTAATGTTCCCATTGTTAGAAGGAAGAACTATAACAGAAAGAACAATCTTCACATCTGAAGGAAGATGATCATATATATATAAGGATAGAATAAGCCCACCCATTGATTGTGGACACAATCCCACCCTTATATATAAGAAACAAAATGAGAGCCCTAAGGCTCTCATGATGCTTAAGCAAGCTGTGCTTGAGTTGCAATGTCAGCAAAGTCAATCTTCTTCAGTTTAAGCAAAGCTTTAGCTGTTGTAAAGATCGTACCTGCACCTGCTGGAAGAACGATGTAAGCAATACCACTCTCATCCCATTCACCAATGTTCAGCTTAAGCAAACCTGCTTTAACTTCATCCACTGATGTACCTTCAGCCAATGCTTCTCTGATCATCAAGGTCAATGCACCTGAACAATTGATCCTTCTGATTGTGCCTTCTTCATTCTGCAATGCAACATTGATAAGCTTCAAATTGCCTTTACGCAAACTTTTAGGACTAATACCCAAAGATCCTTTAGCACCAATCATTTCTGCAACTGTACCATAATCTACCATTTCGCTAACACTTGCGTCAGCTACTCCAAAAAACTTTTCTGCTAATTCTGCTACGTTCATAACACTATCTCCTTTTTATTAGTTACGGGGATAACCCCAATTTATTTAATTTTGGGTGGGGTATCAATTGGAAATAGGCTTCTCTCTTACGCACATTAAAGAAAAAAAATTTTTAGAAAAAATTTTAAAAATATTACATGTCCTTCGATTCTTACTTTTTTTTGTTAGAAATTAAAAAATGTTGTTTACATTTGTATGTGTTAAAACTACATACATGGAAAAGATTGTTGTACAGGATATTATTTCTCTTTCTAATGTTGTTGAGAAGTATTATTCTATTTTGTCTGTTTTGAATGAGCTTGGTCTTACACCCAGGGATATTCAATTGCTTGGGTTTATTGTGGCTAAGGGAGCATTGGTTGATAAGAAAGAGTTTTATTCTTTGTATGGGACAACATCTGCTACAATGAATAATAGTGTTTCTAAGTTGAAGAAGTTAGGAATGCTTGTTAAGAACAACAAGGAGATAGTTATTAATCCCTTGATTTGTCCTAAGTTTGATAATGGAATTGATTTACATTTACATTTAAAATATGAATAGTCTGCCTGAGTTGAGGAGGATGCTGATTAGAAAGATGGTGGTAGATACAGCTATCCCTGAGAAGACGATTGAGAAAGTGATTGCCCATAGTTTTAATGGGATAGTGGAAGCGTTGAAGAGTAACGATAGTGTAGAGATTTCTGGATTTGGAAAGTTTGAGATTAAGGAGAACATTGCTAAGAGAGAGATTCAGATATGCTTGGGAAAGATTGAGGCATATAAGAAGCAGATGGAAGATCCTCTGATGAGTGATCCTGTCAGGAAGAGAAGGGAACAATGGATTGAAGGATTGAAAGAAGAAATTAGATATATAAAAGAAAGAGGTTATGGTAATTAATTGGCATGATATATATGAAGGATGGAGAAATAATCTGTGTCCTCCTGAAGAGTTAAAAGAGCTTATCAATGTGACATCTATAGGAAGATTAGAGATCTGTAGAGATTGCTCATGGAATTCTAAGAATGCTAAGAAACGAGGAATAGAGAGATGTTTGGAATGTGGATGTCCCTTGGTTGCCAAGACAAAATGCCTGTCATGTTATTGTGGGATTAATAAATGGGAAGCAGTGCTAACAGAAGAACAAGAAGAATTATTGAATAAAGATGAGAGCCCAGGATGAAAATAAAACTGTTAAGATAGTGAAGATTCCTTTACAGGAATTTATTGCCAATCTTATGAGTGTTTATACAAGTGGCGTTAGAATGGTGGATTTGATTATTACAAAGAATGAAGATCAGGACAGTGTAACAATTGTTGTTAGAGAAGATGTTCCTACAGATGTACATAAGCTTACAGATGGGGATATTGATAATCTTTTAAAATCAGTATAATGGCAATAGCTAAAAAGGCACTTCTTATAGAATATGAATTAGAATTTTTAGAGAAGCAATTACAAGAACTTAAAGATTATATTGAGGCTAATCCTTATTCTGGTCTTGCTGACAGAATGCAATATAAAGAAACCAAGAATGGAGGAATAGTTTCTGTTTGTGTAGCTAATAAGGAAGCTCAGAGAAAGGATTTGACACAGGCTCTAAAGGATTATGCTGAGATATTAAGAACAGTTGATGCTATGAGAGAGAAGGATGAAGTAAAGAAGGTAGCAAGAGGTACAGGTACTGTTCCTCCAAGAATGCAATAATTTATTCCAATGGAAATAAAGTCAACAGAATTTTTTAGAAATCTTAAGAAACTTCCCCCAGAAGGAACAAAAGAATATCAACAATTAATTGATTGGGAAATAGAGAAGATATCTGGAGGAGTTACAGTTAATGGTGTATTCTTTTCTGGGTGGCTCTATTGGCATCTCAATCATTGGTGGATAAGAATTGATGATGTCGACAGTTATGGAAATGATATTAGAAAGTCTTCTCTGCCAGAGTTAAGAGATAATGAATGGATTAGAGCAGAAATTCTTGAACAGTGTAAGAAGGATAGAAAAGGATATATAGAAGTAGGAGGTAGACAAGGAGGTAAGAGTGAAATGGAAGCTTCTTATTTTGGGATGAATGCTACACTTTTTAAGAATACACAGAATGTAATTATATGTGGAAATGATAATGACCTTTCTCTTCTAAAAGATAAAGTAGATTTTGGACTTAAACATCTATGGAATGGGATTTCTATTCCCAGATTAGATAAGACATGGAGACTAAATCAAATCAGACTTGGATATAAGAAACCTGATGGTGATGATGAGATCTGGAGTTATATTGTTATTAGAAATGCAAGAGATGGTAATGTAACAGAGGTAGCAGCAGGAACTACAGCTAAGACTTTTATAATGGATGAGGTGGGAAAATATTCCTTTGCCTCTACATTTAAGGCAGGTGAACCAGCCATTAAAGGCAGAAATGGATATAGGGCAGTTCCTATACTTGTTGGTACAGGAGGTAGTTTTGATAATGGAAAAGATGCTGAGAATTTCTTTTATAATCCTGCTTCCAATAATTTCTTAGCAATACATGATGAGATCACTAATAGAGATACAGGATTATTTCTTTCAGGAATATATAGACAGGATTGTAAATATATTACTAATTTAGCTGACTGGTTGATTCAGGAAAGAAATCTTAATGTTCCTAATGATAAAGAATTAAGAAAGATACAGATTTCTGTTGCAGATAAAGAGAAAGCACAAACTACAATAGAACAGGAGAGAGAGAGTGCAAGAACTAATCCTGATAGAGAATTGTATTTGAAACAGGTAATGTACTATCCTATCACTGTTGATGAATGTTTTCTTTCTTCTGCTGCTAATATTTTTGATATTGCTTCTGCAAAGAGACAAAAGAATAGAATATTAATGAATGAGAGGACAGGAACTCCTGTAGAGTTATTTCTTAATGATGAAGGAAGAGTAACTCATCAATTTACAGATAAACTACCTATTTCTAATTATCCTTTACAGACAGGAGATAGTATGGAAGCTCCAGTAGTTATTTATGAGTTTCCTCTGGCAAGTGCTCCTTATGGATTATATGTGGCAGGAATAGATCCTTATCGTCAGGGACAAGCTAAATATAGTACATCTTTAGGATCAGTTTATATATATAAAAGAATGACTGCTTTAACAGGAGAGAAGTATCAGGATATGTTTGTAGCTAGTTATTGTGCAAGACCAGAGAAGAAAGAAACATGGAATGAACAGGCAAGACTTCTGATTAAATATTATAATGCAAGAGCTTTATGTGAGAATGATGATATTTCTTTTATAGAATATATGAAAGCAAAAGGAGATGCGTTCTATCTTGAAAAACAACCTGAATGGTTATTAGAAATTGTACCTAATACAACAGTGAAAAGAGAATATGGAATACATAGAAGTGCTCAGAAGATTATTGATTTTTTACATGGATGTTTAAAACAATATATGGAAGAAGCTATTTATGTAGAGAAAGCAGAAGATGGAAGTACTATTAGAGAACTTCAGGGAGTTACAAAGATTTTAGATCCTGTTCTTCTTGAAGAGATAATACAATATAACGATGAAAAAAATGCAGATAGAATTATAGCTGCAGAATTAGCAATAGCTCAAGCCCTAAAGATGGACCCTATTTATGGTATGTCTGGAGGAACCTCAGATGAGAGAATTGCTTCTCTGTTTAAGAAGAGAGAAAAGCCACAATTATTTACAGAATCAAAAGGAATGTTTTCAAGAAAGAAACAAAAACTGTTCTTATAACTAATTAAAACTCAATGACATGGCTATTATACGTTACACCAAAGATGCTACAATTCGATATGCATACCTTAATATCTTTCCTGATCAATTCAAGACAGATAGTGAAAAACAAGATGAGAGTTGGGTGAAGAACACCATGGACTATTTTGCTAACAAAGCCTATGCTGAATATATAAAGAATAGGGAGACCTTTGTTAAGAACTATGATTTGATGAAAGGAATTCTTCACATGGAGGATTTCTATCAGGAGCCAGATGTAAAGAGTTTTACAGAGATGCTGAAAGCAGATTTGGATCTTCCTTCCTATGTAAAAATGTATTCTATTATTACAACACCAATCAATGAATTGGTAGGAGAGATCAGTAAAAGACCAGATGCGATTAGGGCCAAAGCATTTGATGATGATAGTAAGGCAGAAGAACTACAGTTTAAAACAGATATTCTCCAGCAGTATGTCATGCAGGAAGTTAAGAAACAGATTGTAGAGAAAGCTGCATTACAGGGACAAGATCTTGGAGATGATGAGATTCAAAAGATGACACTTGCTGAAGTGGCAGATCAGATGTCTGACTATACATCTATGGCAGAGAAATGGTGTAATCATATACTTACCTGTCAGAAGGCTGATTTCAATCTTAAGGAAAAGAGTGAAGATGCTATGAGAGATCTTTGTATATCAGCCAGAGAATACTATCACATCTATGAAGATAATTCCAAGGTGGGATATAATATTAAAGTGGCTAATCCAAAGAATGTATGGTATCTAACAACTCCTGATAAGAAATGGGTAAGTGATCCTACAGGGAGATCTCAAGGAGCATATGCAGCTGGTACAGTAGAGGTGATGGAATTATCAGAGATTATTGAATCAGAACCAGATCTTACCAAAGATGAGATTGATCACCTAAGAAGTTCTTTACAGGACTATGGACTTATTAATGTTAGAGAATCTAACCTTGGTAATCCTGATGTAACTCCTGGACAGGATTCTGTCATGTATGATACATATGATCCTCTTGTTCTTCAAACAAGAATGATGATTGAAAGTGAGATGAAGGAAAACAACGATGGACTAAAAGACTTCTTAGGACTCACCTCTAATGTTAGTTCCTTTGGATATAAGTATGTTATCGTTAAGGGTTATTGGATTTCCAAGAAGAAAATATTCAAAGTGATATATACAGATGAAGTAGGAAATCAGCAGTCTATGCTAGTAGACGAGAATTATAAGAGTGGTACTATTCCTACACAAGTATCATTAGAATCTGGTTGGGTTAATCAGTGGTATCAGGGAACAAAGATTGGCCCAGATATTTATCATGTTAAACCTTTTAAACTTCTTCCTTATTGTCCTATTATAGGACTGATCTATGAAGTGAAGAATACAGAAGCTAAGAGTTTGGTAGATCTGATGAAACCTTTTCAGGTAATATATAATGTATGTATGAATCAATTGTTTCAACTTCTTGAAAAGGAAATTGGTAACGTAGCAAGCGTTAATATACGAAGAGTACCAAAACTTAAAGATGGTGATGATCAGGATGCTATAGATATATGGATGCTGGAAGCAAAACAGAATGGTATTATATTTGATGATGATTCTCCAGAGAATACAAAAGCTCCTGTTAGTAATACAACTATTGCAAAGAACATTGATCTTACACGTACACAGGAAATAGAAGCCAGATATAAATTGGCTATGCAAATGAAAGAAGAATGTTGGGAACTCATAGGAATGAGTAAACAACGTCTGGGATCTGTATCAGCAAGTGAATCTGCAACAGGAACTACTGCTGCTCTTCAGATGTCTTATTCACAAACAGAACCAATATTTATAGCTCATGAATATATTCTTCTCCAATTATATCAAGCTATCATTGATGCTTCGCTTTATATTGAAAGCGAGAAGCCAGAATCCACACTATCTTATATCACATCTACAGGAGAAAGTGCTTTCGTACAAGTCAATGGTGAGGATCTAAAGATGAGGGAACTAAAAGTATTCATGACTAACAGACCAGAAGACAAGAAACAATTTGAAGAGATTAGAGCCCTGGCTCAACCAATGATGCAGAATGGTGGATCAATGTATGATGTGATTGAACTCTATTCTACAAACAGTGTAAGAGAAATGAAGAAAACTTTCAAGACTCTTAGAGATAAACAAGATGCCATGCAGCAACAACAAGCTCAACAGAAACAACAGGAGCTTGATCAACAGAATCAACAGGCTCAGGCTCAACTTGCTCAACTACAACAGCAACATGATGCAGACAATGCACGTTTGGATTACCAGGCTGATCTTGATAGAATCAATAAGAAAGAGATTGCTCTCATTGGTGCAGAAGCAAAGGGGGGAGCTCTTCCTGATACAAATATTAATGGTGTTCCTGATGTATTAGAGATTAGTAAACTTGATCATGAACGTACAAAAGCTGCTTCAGATTATCAATTGAAGATGACAGATATAATGAGCAAGAATAATCAAAGTAATCAGAAGATGGCAGTGGAGCGTGAGAAGTTACAAGTGACAAGAGAAAACATGAAAAATGATATTCAGGTAGCTAAAATTAATGCAAGTAATAGAGCTGCTAAGAAAAAATAACTTTATAAAGTAAGAATCAAAAATGTTAATGCTATATTATCATGAAAAAGTATTATAACATTAATATTGTTCTTTGATATCTTCTATTGATATTATATTTTTACGTGAGAAATCAAAAAAACTACATATATGGCTGGTGAAAATACTTTGGAAACTCCATCATTTAATTTTGGAATTCAAAATACAATGGAGATGGGATTAGGAAGTCCTGAGTTACTAGAAGGTCTTTATGCTTCTGAAACTTCTACAGCAAATCCTGATGATCTTGAAACGATAGTTAAAGAAACTCCTACTATTATTCCTATTAAAAAAGAGGAACCTTCAAAAGGAAAAGAAATTGTACAGAAAGAAGAAGGAGAATTACCTACAGATCAGGATATCCTAAAGAACTTTTTAGGAGATAATGATGAAGAAGAAGAAGAAGTAATAGAGAAAGAGATTATAAAAGAAGAGGATAAAGAAGTTCCTGATGATACATCTCAGTTTACATTACTTGCTAAGGATCTTTTTAAACTAGGAGTATTTTCTAAAGAGGAAGATGAGGATGATATCGTTATCAATACTCCTGAAGAATTCCTGGAAAGATTCAACTCTGAAAAAAGAAAAGGTGCAATTGAAGTGGTTGATAACTTCCTTGGACAATTTGGAGAAGATTATAAAAGAGCATTTGAAGCCATATATGTAAAAGGGGTAAAACCTGATGAGTATTTTGGTGTATATAATAAGGTGGTGAATTTTGCAGGATTAGATTTAACTAATGAAGAAAATCAGATTACTGTAATAAGACAAGCCTTAACAGATCAGGAATTTGATCCTGAAGATATAACAACAGAAATTGAAAGATTGAAGAACTATGGTGATCTGGAAACAGTAGCCAATAAACATCACAAGGTATTGGTAAGACGAGAAGCTGCAAAGCTTCAGCAAATGGAACAGAAAGCTGAAAGTGATCTGCAACAGAAAACAGTAATAAGAAACCAGTACATTCAAAATGTTCAGCAAGTTCTTCAGGAAAAATTAAAAGCAAAGGAGTTCGATGGTATTCCACTAAACTCCAAGCTTGTAAATGAACTACAAGACTTCCTCCTGGTCGATAAATATAAAACAGCATCTGGTGAAACCTTAACAGATTTTGACAGAACAGTTTTAGAATTAAAGAGACCTGAGAACCATGCACAAAAAGTTAAAATTGCATTGCTCTTAAAGATCCTTGAAAAAGATCCAACACTTTCAACCATTCAACGATCAGGAGTTACAAAGAAGTCTGATCAGTTATTTGGTGAATTGGCAAGGCAAAAAACAGTTGACAAATCTAAAACTGCACCAAAAGCTAGTAGTTCTTGGTTTTCAACGCAACAATAAACATGGTTCTTAACATTAAATAAATAAAGAAATGGCTATTCAAACAATCCCAGGGTTAACAGGGTTTACCTACGCCAGAGTCGCTTCAATGGACAAACGAGCTGTAGGAAAACTAACTGATGCAAATCATCTGGAATCATTTCACAGCACTGAGCCTGCAGACTATGATAAAAAAATCATCAGTCTTTATACACAGAGTTCACTGTATAGTAATGACTTCCTGGATATGATTAACAAAAGCACACCGTTTTACATTGATAATAACAGTGATGCTTGGAAATGGAAAATTGCAGTGCCTTACAAATTCCCTAAAATCATTGACATTCCTTCTTCTACAGCTAGTATGTTGAAGCCAGGTATTGATGGACAGGAGTTTCAGGCAGTGCTTGACACTAACGAATTCTCTATGAATTCTATTGTATCTGTAGGATCTCGTCAGTATGGTCCACGTTGGTATTGTGTTAAAGATCCTCTACCTTGGAACAGAGGATATCTCTACACATGGACTCTGGTAACAGATAATCCTATGGTAGATTTCGTTACTTCTACCTTCCTTCAGATTGGTAATGAACTTGAAATGGTTGATGCAGCTATTGGAGAGTTCGATCAAGATCTTCTGGGTCTTCCTCGTTTGGGTGAAGAGATCACAATGTTTGAAAGCTTGGCTTCTGGTTATGGTTTTGAACACAAGATCACTGAATGGGCTGATGACAAAATGATGAAGGATGCTTCTGGAAAAGCTCTTGACATTTTGGTATATGCTCCTCAACGTAGGAATCAACTTCCTCTCACACGTAATGATGTGAAGTGGGAACCATTTATTGAATTCTGGATGCGTAAAGCAATGTTGGAACTGAAGGTTAAACGTATGATCTGGTCTAAACCAGGTACAGTTAAATCTACAGGTAGCCGTCAGGAACTGAAACGTACCTCTGCTGGTGTCTATCATCGTATGCGTAACAACGGTAACCTGGTTCAATACAACCGTGGTGAGTTCTCTGCAAATCTGATTCGTTCAGTATTTGGAGACTTATTCTATAGAAGGGTTGATGTAAAAGATCGTAGGGTTAAGATGTACACCAATGAAGCAGGATTTGATGTATTCCAACAGGCTTTGAAAAATGATGCTTTGAATTCAGGACTGACCTTTATGGCAGATTCTGGAAACAGATATCTACAGGGCGAAGGCCAGCACATCACTTACAACTTTGCATTTGATGCAATGGTTACTCGTGAAACTGGTCGTGTAGAATTGATCCATCTGAAGGAACTGGATCTTCCTCAGAGCAATCTCGAATTTGGACAGAACAAAAAGTCTACACCTGTCTTTATGGTGTTTGATGTCTCTCCAATGAGTGATGGCTCGATGATCAACAATATTCGTGAGGTTCGTATGCAAGGTGCTCCTTCAATGACTTGGGGATATATTGATGGTACTCGTCACCACTTAGGTTTTGCTAAATCTCAGGGGATGTCAAGTGCTAACAAGTTCCCAGGATATGAACTTTGGATGAAAGACCGTTGCGATGTATTCATTGAAGATTTGTCTCGTACAGTTCTCATAGAGGAAATACCGCAGTTCTAAAATTGTATCTTCTACTGTGTACTCATATAGTGAAATTTAGGAAGGAACCCTTCAGAGGAAACTCTGGAGGGAACCTCTTAGATTTTTTAAAAAACATTGCGAGATGGAGCAGTTGGCAGCTCGTAGGACTCATAATCCTAAGGCCACAGGTTCGAGTCCTGTTCTCGCTACAATTATCAAATTAACTACATTATGGGAAAGATTGGAAAAATCTCAGTGATTAAGCGAGAGTATAGTAACTCTCAGCAGGAAACAATGGAAGGCAGTTTAGCCAAGTATAAAAATGGACTAACAAGAATTCCTGGTACAGGAGTTTTTAAATATCCATATAAAGAATTGGATGGTAAGTATAGAACAGGACTTGATTCTGAAGCTGCTTACATTAAACGAATTCAAGATCCTATTGAAAGAGACCTAGAGAAGAAACGTGTAGCAGCATTAAAAGCAAAACTTGAAGAAGCTTTAGGTGAAATTGATTTAGGACCAAGATCTTCTTTCTGGAATTATGGACTTTCTACTTCATCTGATGATCAACGACATGTTCAACCTGCAAAATTAATGGATGGAGATAATCTATTTGATTGTGCTATTACTTTTAAGGAATTAACTTTCTCCTGGCTTAGAGTTCATCCTACCATTGCATCAAGTTATCAAGCATGGGAGCGTGGTGAATATCCTGCAGATACACAATTTTATGTAGCAGATGATGAGATCGAGACTGCCATCATCTACAGGAAGAAACAATTAATCAACAAAGCAATCATCAAGTTTGATGCTATGTCACCTGATAAGAAAAGAAAAGTAGCAAGACTATTAGGACTTCCTGTAACAGAAGACACTAAAGAAGATCTAATCTACAATCAGGTAGATACACTTCTAAAAGATACTGAATTTAAAACTGGTACATTCCAGGGATTATCCACAGTTGAAGTGTTTGACAGATTTGCTGACATGAAAGAAAATCTTCTCCATATTAAGGATTTGGTAAAGCAAGCAATCTCACACTCTGTATATAGAGTAAAGCCTAATGGCAAAATCTATGAAGGAGATTATGAAGTGGCAAAAGACGAAGATGAATTAGTTAAGTTTTTAATTGATGACGATCATCAGGAAGATTTGCTAATATTAGAAAGTAAATTAAAATCTAAAAAAATAGCTGCAGCATGATACCAGTAGATAGTTTATTATATAAGATTGATCAAAGACTAAATAAGCTATCTACTAATATTCATCAGCAGATTCAACTTGAAGATAAGATCTTAGCTCTCAATGAGGCCCAGATTAAACTCATCAAGCAAAAACTAGATGGTTCTCCTACCCCTTCAGGATTGGGGTTGGATGCATTTAAAAAGAGATATGAAGATCTTCAGAGACTCATCGAGATGTATGAAGATCATCCTCTTCCTCTTACATTATCAAATCCTGAACTAAATAAATGGACAACTTCCCTCAATACTATTACACCTGCCTATATGTTTTATGTAGATAGTTATGTAGTAGCAGATAAAGGTAGATGTAAAAATCGTAAGATATGGATTAATAGGGACCTTGCAAGTCATGGAGATATCCAGTTTGTATTGAATAATGATAATTATAAACCGTCTTTTGAATATCAGGAGACATTTAATTTCATTTCCTCAGATGAAATATCTATATTTACAGATGGAACTTTCACACCTACATTTTTATATCTATCCTATGTAAGATATCCACAATATATTGATAAGACTGGATATATAAAATTTGATGGAAATCCTTCTGAGAATCAAGATTGTGAATTAAAAAACTATTTAGAAGACGAACTATTAGATCTAACAGTTCAATGTTTGGCAATGTATACTGAGAATATTTCAGCAGTTCAAAGTGCACAGATGAGGATACAAACAAATGAATAATTCTTTAACCTTTTAAAATTAAGCAAAATGGCTGATTTTAGTTTAACAACAATGTTCGTAGTTCCCAGTGGCGTTACAATCGCTAGTTCTGGATCTACACAAGATCTTACGGCTGGTAAGCTTGGGGTATTTTTAAATACCTATGCTGTAGCAACTTCAGGTACTGTAGCTGCTTCTCCTTATTTCTATATTGCACAAGGTCGTACAAACACCTATCTGCAAGGTACAAAACGTTCTGATAAAATTAAAGGATGTCCATCAGGAACTGGCTGTAACACTAATGTTACAGAATGGTACAAAGTTACTGGTTGTGGAACTCCTGCAGTTCAGATTACAGATGTAGATGGCTGGAATGTAAAATGTGGTGACATTGTTACCCTTACATTACGTGCTCATTCAAGTTATCTTGACACTCTCTATTTCAATGGTTTTACACGTTCAGTAACTGTCGTAGCTCCATGTTGCGAATGTGGTGGTGATCCTTGTACAACTGTTGATGTTAGTGCCCTGATTGATCAGTTTATTGCTAAGCTGGAAACTCAGGCTCCTGGTATTAATCCTGATAATATTAACTTAAATCAGTTCTACACATTCCAAAATGTAGGTGGAACGATTCTTCGTATCTCAGGAAAGCCTCTTACCAAATATGGTCAGCCATGTGATGTTGCTGCCTTCCCTTGGGAATATGACAGAATGTGGTTCTATACATTCGTATATAGTGGACCTGCTACTACAGCTGATTTCATTGTATTTGACAATTGTAATATTGTAGCTGAAGCTGTTGTTACTCAACGTGCCTCCTATTTTACAGGAAGTTCAAATGAGATTGCTCAACTGGAAAAAGACTATTACAGCTATCAGGCTGGTTATCTGAAACATCTGTATAGAATGAATGGTTACAACGAGAACTTTGAATCTTGGGTAACTGGTGGGGCAACCTATACCACATTCTATATCAAGTTTAATGCTCTTGATAAGAGTACATACAATTGGGGTGATTATATTCCAATTGATGAGATGGTAATCATTGCTGTTGTTGCTGGAAGTCAAGAACAAACTGATCTGGAAGCAATTCTGGAAGCTGCTCTTGGAAATGCTGTAGATGATAATGTTTGTATTACCACTACAACCACTACTAGTACAAGTAGCACAACAACTACTTCTACTACCTCCTTGAGACCGTAATCAATTGACAATCCTATAATTAGAAAGGGAGAGGGTGAAAAACTCCTTTCCCTTTCTTTTTTAATACTATATGATATGGCAGATCCTCAATTAAATATACTTGTTATTCCTACGTATAATACATTTACGTTAGCAATAGTAGATGCATCAACTTACCCTGATGATCCACCTATTGTTTCATCTCCTACTATTGCTATTACTCCTCCAGGATTTGATACAGTATCTCTACCTTTTGTTGTAGATGAACTTAATATATTCAATTCTACTACATTAGGTATTACTGAGATAGGAGAACCTATTCTTCCTATTCCTGATGGTGTATACTATTTAAAATATACAGTTACTCCAGCCTATCTTTATTTTGTAGAAAAATCTATTATGCGAGTAGATAGACTCCAGGAAAGATTTGATGAAGTATTTATGAAACTGGATATGATGGAATGTGATAAGGCTATCAAGTATCAAGCAAAAGTAGATTTAAATACTGTCTACTTTTTCATTCAGGGATCAATTGCTGCAGCTAATAATTGTGCAGTGATAGAATCCAATAAACTTTATGAGACAGCATATAAAATGCTGAATCATTTCATTGCTAATAACTGTGGATGTAATCATAGATAAGATCATGGTAAGAAGATACATATTATTTGCTCGTTGTAAGAAGTGTAATGTTGATGTTGGATGTGGATGTCATTTACACAATGGTCTATGTCCATCTTGTTATGCTGCTTCATTAGCTAAACCTTAAATATCATGTTAACTCCAAGACTTACAGATTGTAAAGAGTGTTCTCTTATTCCTGCTCTATTGGCAGATATTGAATGTGCAATATTTAAGATGTCAAAGAATCTTTACAATGATACTGTGTTCTCTCTTAATCAACCTATAAATGGAACTGCTATGTTAGATTTATTGAACTATCAAAGAATTCTAACATACAAATTCTGTAATCCTGAATATGCTGAACATTATACAGTAAATCAAATTGCTAGTCGAGTCAAACTTTTAAAATTTAAATAATTATGGCCTGTTCAGATTGCTTCAATGGATGTCCAGAAATTACTTCTGACAAATGTGTAAAATATACAGGAATTCCTATTCCTCTTTTAGGTATTCAAACTGGTGATTCTCTATCATATGTAGAACAAGCTATCATAGGATTTCTAACCTCTGCATTAGATGGTTCAGGAATTATCCCAAATATAAATACTGGAAGTTCTTCTGGTATAGGATGCCCATTATTTTCTAGTTTTCTTCCTGATTGCAAAGACTTTTCTCTTAATGATTTCTTGATAGCTTTAATTAAAACTGCTTGTAATCTTGATGAAAGAGTTGTTATAATTGAAGATAAATTTGAAGAACTTGAAGATGATTACACTACAGATTGTTTAGATATAGAACCTAATGCAGGAACTCATGCTATACTACAAGCAGTAATTCAGCTAGTTTGTCAACTTGATTCAAATATAAGAGCACTTGCTTTAGAACTCTCCACAAATTATGCATCTATAGGAATAGAATTAAACGCACAAATTCAAAACTATCTAAATACTATAGCTCCTACAACAGACAAGATGTATCTAAAAATGCTTCCTTATACTGCTGTAGAATACTATGGTCCTTTAACTAACTATCCAACAGCTGCTGATTACTTTGATGCTACAGGAGCTGGTCATGGTGTATGGGAACAAATCTATCTATGCAATGGTGATAACTCTACTCCTGATAAAAGAGGTAGAGTGGGCGTAGGTGTGACAAACATGTTTGGAACTATTCCTTTAGATCCTGCTGTAGTTTCTCCTATCTATGTGTTAAAGACTAAAAATGGTGCTAATACAATTACATTAGCTCCATCTGAAATGCCTGTGCATAGTCATACTGCTACATCAACTCCTGCAGTAGATCCTCATTCACATTTTACTGTAGGATCTGCCACTGGTACTGATGCTACATTAACACCTACAAATACTCTTAGAGCTGAACATTTAGGATCTGGTAGTACTGATTATACTCTTAGAGGAGTTGTTTTAACAGCAACATTAGGTCTTACAAATGCTGTAACAGTAGGTATGACAGTTGGAACAACTATTGCAAACTCTGGTGGAGGATTAGCTCATAATAACATTCAACCTAGTCTTGGCTGTTATTACATTATATATATACCTATCTGATTATGGATCAATTAGTTACAGAGATTAAGTATAAAAGAATTATATCTGAAAAAGAAAAAATTTGGAGAGAGACAAATAGAGAAAGATTAAATAAAAAATCTTTAGAATCGAATAAAATAATTGAATAATGAAAGATTATAAATTCTTTAAACATTTTGCTCGTCCAAAAGAAGAAGGTGACGAAGATGGGAATTGCTGTACAGCAAAACCTATTGAGTCAACCAGGATTATATATGATGGTCCAAATCTTCCATGTACAGGAATACGTACATGTGATGATATTACAATAGCTTTACAAAAAATAGATGTACAGATTTGTGATTTAATTAATCAATTATATAATCTTACATCCACTACAACAACATCTACAACTACTATACTACCTTCTACAACAACAACTACCACTACTACAGCAATTTCTCTAGAATTAAGGTTAACTTGGGATGATATAGTTAATGTTCCTGTTGTAGATATAAATTCCGTTTCTAATTGGAATACATTCTTTAATTTACCTATAAGTGGTATTCCATTTAGTACTGTTACAATTGATGTAGAAGAGAATATAGTAACATTAACTGGAGGTATTAACATTAATTTAAGAGACTCTATTTTTAATGGTAATCATCATTTAATATCTATTCAAGATGAAGGTTGTATCATAACAACAATGTTTGATTGTTTCATAGCATGTACAAGTATAATATCTGTTGATATGCCATCGTGTATAACAACAGGACCAGCTTGTTTTTATGGTTGCACAAATTTAACAGATGCTAATCTACCAGCATTAATAACTGCAACTGATAATTTATTTACTATGTGCACAAGTCTGACATCTATTAGTCTACCTTCTTTAATAACTGCAGGTCCTGCTAGTTTTATTGGTTGCACAAATTTGTCTGATATTAGTTTACCTGTATGTACAGCAATTGGAGATTATGGATTCAATGGTTGTGTAAACTTAGTAGATGTTAGTCTATTAGAATGTATAACTATTGGCGATGGTTGTTTTGGAGGTTGTATAAGTCTTGAATCTATTACTATACCTAGTTGTATATCATTAGGTACAACTGTTGATAATAACGATGACTTTTATGGTATTTCAGGACAGACAATTACACTTACTATTCCATCAGCATTAATGACCTGTAATTTAGGAGCTCCTGATGGAGATATACAATATTTAATAGATAATAATACAGTAACAATAATAACAACATGATAGTATTCATACAATTAACAACAGCAGGAGCAGATACAGGTCCTTTTGATCTATATTCAGATTCAGATGGATATCTTTCTCCTTTTATTACTACAGTACCTCTTAGTACATTACTAGCAGGAAATAACTTTGGAGGAGTACCAGATGATGCACTCTTCATCAAGATAGTATCTATAGGAGTATGTACAAACGATATCATTGTACCTATAGGAACTACAACAAGTACTACCACAAGTACCAGTACTTCTACTAGTACCAGTACTACTACCAGTAGTTCTACAACATCATCAACCTCTAGTAC